CTCTCATCCAATTTTGTATCTGCATATAATTTTCCAGATCTTCATCAATCAAAAAACGAAGAGTGAAGTCTGCACAATCTAATTTATCACCAGGTCTGGGAATATCCCTCAGATAATTTGGTTGCTCAGCAACACCCAGATCAATACCGGGAATCTGTGCAGAGTTTGAAAAGAACGATACCTTAGGGCACTTCTGAATAGTGAAATTAAACCCAGTCGGTGACAGGTAATTTCTATTCTCAATTTGTTTATCGTAGATGGAACGTGCCATTAATCCCTTTGTCTCCAATCGTCAGATTTTTCTTGATGAAACCAGTCCACTATCTCGTCTGCACTTGAAAACCCCGTTTTGTGATTAGATGGATCGGGGTCTCCAATATCCATCTTATTCATAAAATCGTCAAGACTACCTTCTTGAATGTCAGGATTCATTGCAGTGCGTCTTGCCTTTCTCAGCATTTCACCAGCAGATCTGTTTGCTTTGGCAAGTTTGTTTGCCCAGATCATGTCCTCCAACTTTACTTCTTCATCATTGATAATTCTGTTGCAAATGAATTCAAGTCTGAGGCGATACTCTGTTGATAACATATGATCTCTTCATATGGTGTATTTAGATAAAAAAAGAGGGTCCGAAGACCCTCTTGCACTTCCTTCACACGGAACTATATATCACATCAGGTTGGTAACCTTGACGCGGCGATAGTAGCGGTTAGCAGAAGGATTAAGGTTACCAAGACCCTGGTTAGTGCCCTCAGCGAATGGGTTAGCGACCAGACCGTAACGGGTCTTGAAGCCAATCTTAGGCTGGAAGGAGTTCTCACCAACGGCACGGACCATTTGGAGAGGAACGTATGGGCAGTAGAAGAGACCAGCGTCATAAGGGGAAGTACCCTTGTAACCTACGACGTAGTACTGGTTAGCAGCAACGTTAGCAGCATAGGGGTCAATGTAGACTCTATACTTACCATTGATGGTGCCAGCAAAGGTGTTGCCGGTGTCATCAACGTTGAGGTTAGCGTTGAGTGCAGGGGTGTAATCGAGCACACCAGCCATGGTCAGAGCAGACGCAACGTCGGCACTGGTCATGATGATGTTACCCTTTCCGCGACGAGTTCTTTGTGCGATCGCGTTAGCGTCACGCTCGATTTGGAACAGGAGACCCTTGAACTTCTCAACAGACCAGCGACCGTTGGAGTCAACGTCAAGGTTGAACTCACCAGCAGTAGCGGTGTTGACGGTTGCGCCAGTTTCAGCAACCTTATAGATGGAACGAATGACCTCGCGGTTGATCTCAGCAAGAATCTCAGTGCTGAGGATGTTAGCGAGTTCAGCCTCGGCATTCAGACCATGAATTGCTTTCAGGTCTTGTGCCAGTTCCAGGGAGTATTCTGCTTTCAGAGCACGGCTTCTAGCAGTAACGGTAACCTTCTCGATCGAGAATGCCATCTCGTTGAAGGCATTGGTGGTCGTGCCATCCAGTGCCTCAGAGTCTTGGGTGCCCATACCCTGACCAACGTTGTAGCTAGCGGAAGAACCGGCAGATACAGGGTTGAGTGCAGAGGGGTTGGTGCCAGACTGAGAAGTAGTACCGAAACCAGCAGCTACATCAGAGAAGTAGCTGGTGTTGTCGAAACCATGATCCTGACCAGAGAAGGCGGTATCAGGCTCATTGTAGAATGCCTCAGCGCCATCCATGCCTGGGGTGCCAGGAGCGGCATAGCGGGAGCGCATTGCGAAGATCAGTCCAGTAGGACCGTTCATTGGTTGAACGCCAGCGAGGTCATAAGCGACCAGGTTAGGCATTGCACGTCTGATCAAGGAGATCAGAACGGGGTCGAAACCAGCAACAGGACCAGCGGCAGTAGCGTCGGCGCTGAAACCAGCAGCAGAGGTGCTGCTATTGGTGTTGATGGTTGGGGTCTCCATCAGGGACTGGCCCGAGGAGAATGCTGCTTCCTCTTTGAGGAATTTTTCTTGGTTTTCCAGCAGAACTGCGGTAACTGCTCTTCTGTGATTGTCGGTGATACCACCGTCATGGTCGAGAAGGGGCTTCCACTTTTCTACCAGATGCTCGGATTGAAACATCGGTATGTACCTAAAAGTTTAAAGTTGGATTAATGTTAAATTCACTTAGTATTCATCTTGCTGAGAATATCCAAGTAGGAGTTCATTCCACCAGCACTAGGTGCATCGGTAGAATCAACCTGCTCAGACAGAGTGTCAGCAGACGATTGAGGTGCTGCCTTGGTGTCAGAGAAATAAGATTCTCTCAGGGTGGTCAGCTTCTCTTTGAACGATTCTTCACTTTCAAACTCTACACCTTCGGCAAGCGAAGCGAGCTTCTCTTTCTGAGTAACAGCAAGTCCCTCAGAAACATCAGCAAGAATACCGTCTGCAACCGACTCAGAGAGGCGCTTGTTCAGGGAAATATTCTTTTCGATTTGCTCGTTGAGTTTAGTCTCCATGTCATCTAACTTGTCCGTCATAGCGGACAATACATCATATTTTTCCTCAGGGATGTTCACATAATGTTCTTCAAAAAGTGACTTCATGCCTTCCAGGAAGGATTCAGTCATTTCGGTTTTGAGTCCGCGCTCCACAGCGAGTTCGTTCTCTTGGAGCCACTCATCAGCGACGTATTCCAAGTAAGAATCGACACGCTCTTGGAGTTCGACTTTCATTTCGTCGATCTCTTCGCTAAGAGCAGCGGCGTATTGTGCTTCGAGTTGCTCTTTAACCTCAGAAATCTTAGATTTCAGAGCAGCCTCAAAGATGGTCTTTGCCTTTTCCTTGAATTCTTCGGAGAGTTCCTCGCCACCGAGAAGAGCATTAACGTCTTCTTCGACATCAATGGTCTCTTCTTCCTCTTCGGTAACAACCTCATCAGTGACCTCTTGGTCCTCTTCGATGGTTGCTTCGGTATCGAGTTCCTCTTCTTCTTTTTTCATGGTTGGAGTAGAATCTGCTTTGCCTGCACCCTTGTTAACAACATCGGATACTTGCTTCAAGGTGCCACCGGGAGTTTTCAGCTTTGCTGAATCGTCGTCGGGCTTATAGTTCTCAGGGGTAGGACCACCGAGATCTTCCACAGAACCCAGTTGAGTTCCAGGATCGGCCATGGAAGGCATTGGATCACCCGCTTTCGCGCCAGAATTAACAGCGGTGCGGGATTGCTGTGTCTTTACTTCCATTTCTTGTAAGGATTTTCCACGTGACATTTGTAGCTACTCCGTAATAAACCTGTATTGGTATTATCTTTATTTATTTATTATATTAAATGTTTTGTAAAAACTGATTGAACAGATCTAATTTCTGCTCATCGAGTTTTTTCTGATCAACTAATGTGTTGATTGTTGCATAGGTTTTCTCGGCATACTTCTCACGAAGAACACCACCGTCCCACACCCAATCTTTTCCTTCCATGATACCTTCAACGAAAGCATCAGGAGCAGAAGGATCAGCAACGATATCAGCAGCAGTTGCTAACATGAAGTCATCACCGACAACATTGATCCCCTCTTTCGTCATTTTGAGAGAACCAATACCACGAGAAGAAACACCGAGTTTTACGCCTTCTTCTACGAGAGAAGATGCAATCTTACCCATGGGAGTGTTCAAGATCTTTGCTTTACCAACAAAGTTTGAACCACTCTCTCTAAGAGATACAATTTTATGTGATACTCTATCGAGATTTACGGTAGGACCTTCGGGGTGACCGAGTTCACCAAGTGCTCTGCCTTTGGCAACATGATTTTCGTTATATCTACCAACCTCACGGCGGAGTGTCTCCATGGGATACATTCTACCATTACGGTTTTTGATGTTTCCTTGGAGGAAAACACCTTCGATATAAAGTTGCTTCTTGCCACCTTTTGATTCGACAAGAAACTCGACTGATTCGATTTCTTCTGTGATGAGTTTCACGTAGATTAGCCTCCTGCTACTTGAATTTGATGGCAATTGATCGATCCTGCCCCACCGTCAGTGAGTGCTGCAATCTTTAAAGAGTTTCTCACATGACCACCGTTAAAGGTGGCAGTTGATGCACCACTAACAGTGGAAGCACTGCTGTCATGAGTGATAACAGCACGGGTAGAGAAATAACCAGGTTGAGAGGAAGCATTGGTTAGAATTCTTTCAACTGGTTTATGGGTGAAATTCAATGAACTAGGAGTAAGTCCGGTGACAGTAACAGTATCTCCAACATTGAAAACACAACCAGTTCCTTCGGGGAAATGAAGAGTGGTTGAAGTTCCGGTGGTCAAACCAACAACTGGTTGTGACTTAGGTGTAAGAGATAAAGCTTCTGGTTCACCAGCTACCACAAAGTAATTGGTATGACTTGCTGTTGGATTCGTTCCAATAGCAACGTGGCAATCTTTGGTTACTGCAACAATTCTGAGTGCATCAGTTTGTACTGAAAATGCATCAGATGCTGTCGATGTTCCGCTTGTTACAACGGTAAATCCGGTTCCTACTGGATTGTGAGCCATTACTCCTCCTCGGTTTCAACTTCATTTTCAACTTCAACCTCTTCTGGTTCAGCAAACAAAGAATTTGCTGCACTTGGTTTCAGATTATCAACTCGTTCTGCTGCCTTTGCATACAGAATCTCTTTGATTTTATCCGACACATCAGAAGGGGATTCACCAGTCACCATAAGATCCATTAATTCTTCCATTGTTTAGTAATATACTAAGACTATAAGTTATTTATATTTCTCCACCTTCGGGTGCTTCGGTAGTCTTACCTTGTTTCTCAGTATCTGGTTCAACAACAGTTTGACCTAATGCTGGACCACTAGAAACTGCACCTTCTTGTGGCATTCCTGGTTGCATACCATCAACTGCCATTGCTGCTTCAAGAGGATCAACGATGATTCCATCCTTGATTTCCTGTTCGATCTTTGCATCTTCTTCCAGAATATCAGCGTCAGTTTGACGAATGATCTTACGGCGAACATAATCTTGTGAGAAGTATTTGCCAACGTAAGGTTCTGCAATAGTTGCCAGATTGATTCTGTTCTCCATGAGCTCTGCTTCTTTGAGTTCAGAGAAGTGATTGTCATAGAGGAAGTCAAACTGAATGTGCTCAGACATCGTTTCCCAATCTTCGGGAGTGACAACGTTTTTCAGAAGCAGTTGAGTTTTCAGCATGTCAAGGAACATGACTGAGAATCTCTTTCTTAGACGACCAACAAACTTACTGAATTTAAGTTCATCTCTCAGGATTTCGGAGGAGCGACCAAGGTTGAATCCACCGTCACCTTCAATACGAGAGATGGGAACGTTGAGTGCTTTGTAGAGTTTCTTCTTGAAATACTCAACGTCAGTCAGTTCGCCAAGGTTCTGACCACCAGGTAGTGTGGTAATTTCTGTACCACGACCACCTTCACGACGAGGCAACCAGAAGTCCTCCATCATAGACATCATCTTTTTGTCGTCACGAATCTCACCAGTGTTGGCATTGTAAACCAACTTATTACGATAGCGAGACATGACATCACGCAGATATTGTTCTGCCTTTACCTTAGGAAGATTACCAACATCAATGTAGAAAATTCTACGTTCTGGTGCTCTACTCAAACGATAGATGACCAGAGAGTCCTCAATCATTCTAAGTTGATTGAGTGCCTTGATTGATTTGTGAAGATACGAAAGAGTTGATCCCTTATTTCTATCTACAAGACCTGAGGTGCAATACGTAATAGAGTCTTTTGAGAACTTGACACCCTTTTGATCACCAGCAGCTGCTGGATTTCCAGTAGGATAATTTGCTTTGGGAGTATAAACAAAGTATTCTTCAATCTCTGGGAACGCCATGTCCTGAGATGTCAATTCTTTTACTCTTGCTTGTACACCTAAATCCTTTGCTTGCTTCTTGGAATGACGCACAAACTTCATTTTTGCGGCGTCAATATAACGAAGTTCTTTGATTCCCTCTTCTGGTTTCTTTAAATCAATAACTTTGTGATAATATAATCTACCATCAACATACCAGTTACGATAAATCTCATGAGATTTTTTATCAAAATCTAAAAGATCTTTGATATTTTTAAACTCTTCTCTCAGAATCTTCTTGATTCCTTCCGAAGCATTGAGGTTTGACAGTTCAATTTCTACGGGACTGTCGTTAAGGTCGCTTACAATTGCTTCGTTAACAATGTCTTCGATGGCACTATCCACTTCTGGATGAAGTGCCATCTCTCTATAACGTCGAATTAATTCAACTTCGTTCTTATAGGTTCCTTCAATGTCAACGTATGACCCAAAAAACCCAGACGTAATATAGTGGTCATTCCCGTCCTCTTGTGCAGGAGGAACAGGACTGACCACTGATTTGGACTCTTCACCAGAATCCTCAATAGAAAAACCGAATAGTTTCGCCATTATATTGGTGCGACTTAATTATTAACTATTTAGTTAAGTGCGCCAGGACCACCAGCAACTTCAAAGAATTGAACTTGGAATTCAACAGTGAACTCTTCAATGGTGTTCTCAGTGTCGTAACCAAGAGCAATCTCAGAGACAGCAGTTGGGAAGATATCGTAGAAACGATACGATCTCAGAACGTTTGCTTTCGTGGTTGCAATTCTGCCAGCTCCTGCATCAGGAACAGCAGTGGTGGTTTCAATTTGACCAGCAGCACCTCTACCTAACTGATAGACATAAGCGTCTTTCATGTAAGCGTTAGGATTAGATGCACCAGTGTTGTTGGAGAGTTTGCTGATACCATTCATCCACATTTCCATTGCATGACGAATCTTGAAGTCCTCATCATTGATGATGGTAAGGGTCCAAGGATCGAAGGTTCTATCACCAGCAACTTTCAGAGTACGACCTCTAAAAGGAACATCGATAGATGCAACGTTGGATGCAGGAAGGTTTGCTGCCTTACACATGAAGGTAAGATCTTTCAGCATTTCCCCGTCCTTAGTGACATAGGCGGGGAACTCAGGAATCGTTACCTCAAATAGATTGGGGCGTGCGCCGCCCCCTTTGAGGACCGATTTAAAGTTGGATAAAGTTTTAATTTGTGGTGCTTCGGCCATTTGCTATGCTCCTAGAAATCTTCGTTAGGGAATGGATCAGACTCTACCAGCGACTTCCTCGAAGGAGACACCCGTTCGGGTGGCAACGAAGGTGAGGGAGACATAGTTGATAGACTTGGCGGGTTTCAGGAAGATGTCCGCTCTGAACTCGTTGTTGTCAATGATGTCAGGAGTGTTATTTGTTTCGTCACAAATAACGAGGAAGTCATAGATTCCTCTCTTCGCCTGAACGTCACGCAGATAAGGTTCTACGATGTTGACAAAGTTCGCTCTGGTAATTTCATCATTGAGTTCAAACAGTTGAGCTTTGGCAGCTCCCTCTAAGGCTTGTTCCACAGTGAGGAACAGACGCCTAACGTTGATTCTATCGAACGCGGAGGCATAACCAAGGGCAGTCTTATCACCGAAGAGCA